TATTTCTCCCAACTTCCGCCAGATAGCGTCGGCGTTGACGCCGGACTCCGCGATGATGTTGAGCTCCTCGCCCATGAGCTTACCAATCGACTTGATTTGGCCTAGCTGGCGGACGACTGACTCGAGCTCTTCGTCCGTGGCGCCAACCGCCCGAAGGTCTGCCGTTCGCAGGGCGAGCTCTTGCGATGTGGCAAAGTCGAAGCCCCGGCGCGTGAGGTTCAACAGGGTCTGTCCCACGACCGTGAGGCGTTGCTGCGTCTTCTCCGCTATGCGCCCAGCGGCGCCCATGCCCTTGGACGCCCCTATGCCGAGCTGGTTAAAGGCAAACTCCAGGCGTTCCACCTCCGCCTGCGTCTTTCCTAGCGCAAGTATGCCGCCACCAACTGCTAGGCCACCCGCCGCGCCGGCCGCGGCGATGGCGCCAACGGGCCCAGTGGCCGCACCAATCGCGCCGCGGACTCGCCCGAGGGCGCCCCCTCCCCTCGCTCGTCTCTGCGCTCTACCCAGGGCCCTGGCGTCGCGGGCTCCTCGCGCCATCTGGCGATTTGACCGCCGCATGGCCTGAGCGGCGCGCCCAGCCTTCGCCGCGATGGTCGAGTAGGCACGGGCGACCTTGTTGAGCGCCTTCGCGAACCGCTCCGGGCGCCCGGGATTCATCTCCCTCAAGGCCTTGCGGTTCGCCGTGCCAATCGAGCCGAACTTGCGCATGCTCCGCGCCGCGCTCGCCGCCGACCGGTCAATCTTCGCGTACTTCCTCGCCAGGCGCCCCGCTACCCGGTCGTGGGCCTTGAACGCGGTGTTCGCCTTGCGCACCGCCTGGTCGAGCCGACGCACGGACAGCGCCGCCTTTTTGGCGTTCCCGGCAGCGTTGCCGGTAATCTCGATTCTATAGACCGTCTTAGCTGCCGCCACCGCCCAAGCCTTTGATGAGGGCCGATATGCTCACGAGCGCATCCGCCACGAGCATAGCACCGGTAAACGCCTCGTCGGTGTCCTCCCCGTCACGGAAGGCCATCAGCGCCCTCGCGCCCACCATCGGGCTCGCTTGGGCGCGCTTCAGTTTTTTTCAATGACGATTTCTACCTCGGACCCGGCGAGCTCCCCGATTGCGTCGCTCAAGGGCATCACCGCGGCCGGGTTGCCTTCGAGCCAGTCGAACAGCGCGTCGGCTGAGGGGTGCACGCGGCACGAGGTAATGAGCGCTCGGGCCGCCGGCACGCGGCCCGTCTTGCCGATGCCATCGACGAATCGCGCCCATTCCGCGGCGGACGGTTTCTTGAACGCCATGAACGCGCCCCCTGTGCGAATGACAGCGAGCTCGCCGTGCAGGGCGCGCAACTCTTCTACGGTAACGGTGGTTGATTTGGCCATGCGGCCAAGCTAGCGCACCTAGGGGACTAGTGGAATGATTCCGTCATCCACCGGGCTCTGGCCGTCTTCGAGAATCTGCATGATATCGATGCTGACCTGCTTGACGAGCGGGTCCGAGCCGGCCGAGTTGGACATGTCTGCATTGGTGATGCGGCATCCCATGAGGGTATCCGTCACGATGGTCGAGCCAATCTCGGAGTACATGGCGACCGCCTGAAACTGCGTCTGCATGTAGGCGAAGCCGAGGGCTTCGCGGAACGCCTGATACTCCTCGATGTACATCGAGAACGTGCCCTCAGCGTTGTACTCGCCGCGGGACCGCGCGAGCTTGATACTGCGCGTTCCCCGGAGAATGCCCGGCTCTAGGGTGTGGTTGTAGTTGAGCTCGGTGATGCCGGTGTAGGCCACGCCGTTCACCACGAATTCAATGCTACTGAAGTCGTAGGCGACGCCATTAATTTTCGGGTACAGGACGGGCATGGTTCGGGTCTCCTACTAGGCGGCAACGTAGCCGACGACGGTGTTGACGAAATCGACATCTCCGCGCGGGCGAATGCTGAGGGTTGCGAGGATGGTGGAGGTCGCCAGAACGTTGTTCGTCCGGTCGATGACGTAGCGCACCTCGGACACGTAACCGGCGGTTCCTTCGGCGTTGATTGGCGCCAAAAGCGCGTTCCGAAGCTTGTCCAGGACCTCGTTTTCGAGCTGGACCGCGTCACGCGGGTCGATGGCCCCGACCGGGTCGGACACTGTTCGGACGCTCCGGCCAATGAAGAGTGCTTGCGCCTTGTACGTCTCGGTAAGGGCGAGGTCCATCACGCGACCGCGGTGGATGCGCTGGTAGTCCGAGCCTGGGGGAGCGTGGATGTTTCCGTTCGTAATGAAGAACCCGCCCCGGTCCTGCCACGTGCGAAGCGTGGTGAAGCCGGCCGCGTCTAGGCCCTCGTCGTTCGCGAACTCGTCGTATCCGATGTCGGTTACGCCCACGAGCGGGCCGCTCTGCACGCGCTTGAGGTCGGTGCTTACCAGCGTGTCCGCAATGCGCGCGCCGACCACGTCCACCGACGGCAACGCCGGCGTAGAGAAGCCCTCGACGCCTACCGCCGTGTTCGGCCGCGTGGCGGTCGAGTAGCAGGGAGCTACGCGGGTGTCTTCCGTGGTCCAGGCCGCGATGGTGGTGGCGGCGTCGTCCTTGCCGGACATCATGACCGCGCGAGCGAACTTGAAGTTGTTCTCCAAGGTGGTCATTTCGGACGCCATGGCCGCCGCAACCGTGTTCGCCGTGGCTCCGTCAACGAATTCGCCGGCACAGTGGATGGTGCCAAACTTCGTCGTGGTGGCGAGCAGGCCCGCCATTGCCGTGGCCAGGTCCGCCGCGTTCCAGTGCGGGGCGGTCGTGGTGAAAGAAAACACGTTGCCCAGCGTGTAGGACAGCGTAAACGTGATGGTCAGGCCCGTATTCACGACCACGTATGGGACCGCCGGGATGAGTCGGGACGGTCCGTAGGTCGTGCCGCCGTCCAGGGAGTAGCGGAACTCGCCAACCCCGGCGCCGCCGGCCTTCGTTATTTCTACCTTCGCGTCGTACGTGTCGAGAGCTGACCCGAGGATGATAATCAGCGTGTCTGCCCCGGTCTGGGTGACCGCGCTCGTGGTTGCCGCGACGCTGGAATTCATGCGCATAAACCGCACGGGTCCGCCGGCAACCTGAAGTTGCGTTCCGACGAGGTCCCCAAGCGGGCCGTAGCCGACCTTGGTGGCGATTTGGTCCGGCGAGGCGACCGTCCCGACGGTGTCTAACGCCTGGCTTCCGCCGTCGGCGACGCCGATACAGACGGGGTTGGTCGCCGCGGGCTCCGAGATACCCAGGCCAGGGTCCTGGATGGTGATTGTTTGTCCGGGAAGGGGCATGACTTCAGTCCTTAGCTAGCGCCGCGTCGCACGGCTTACAGTCTGACATAGCCGCACCGACAGCGGCCTCATATGTTTCGCGGGAGCACTGGAATTGCTTCCCTTGCATGTGCTCGTAGCGCGCCCACCCGTGGAGGGCGGCAGCGGCGGCGTGCGGGGCCTTGTAGAGCACCCGGCCACGCAGGCCCGGGTTCCGCGCCGCCTCGAGATAGCCGAGCTTTGCGGCCCACTCGCCGACAGCCAGCTTCTCTGGGCTGGCTGGCGTCTTCTTCGAGGCCGCGGCGGCCTTCTTCGTCTTTTCCGTTCCCTCTTTATCGGTCATGACAGCATCTCGTAGGTGGTGGTCGTCCCGGCAATCGTCGCGCCCTGGTTCTCATCGGCCAGCACGGGCACGTAGGCGGTCGCGGATAAGACTACCATAGCCCCATCCAGGGCCCAGCCAGCCGTTCCCGTCTGCTCGGTGACCCAGTCCTCGCCCTGGTAGCGAATGCCGACCTTGCCGGCCCGGTTGCACGCCGCGAACACGGCGTGAAGTAGGTTTTCTGTCTGCTCGAAGTCGGCCCCGCGGATTGTCGCCTCGAGCTGAACGACGCGCTGCAACAGCGAGCGGTCAGCCTTGTCGCCCACGTATTTCGGCATGTGGTTGGCGACCGGCGCGACGGTGCCGCCACGAGGAACCCAGCACACAAGGGGCGGCCGGTCGTTTTCGAACGTGGACAACTCGCCGAGATACCAGCCCACCGACTGGACCCTGGTGTCCGGGTCGGTGTTGTGGTCGTTCGGGTCGGTGACCGTGACGATGCGGGCGCTCGGGCTCGTCCGGAGCGGATAAGCCCCGTCGTCGAGGTAGGTGAAGTCTAGGTTCCCCATCTCCACGCGGACGCACTCCACGATGTCAGCGATGCGGCTAGCCACCTATCAGCGCCTTTCGCACGGCTTCATCCACGGGGCGTCGCCAGCGGGCTGGCATGCCGCCGGTGGGCACCATGTGCCGCGGCCGGATGGTCTTGGTTCCCCACTGCTGATAGCGGAAATAATCCTCGTCCTGGTCGATGGTTACGACGCCGGACGCCACTCGGAACGAGAAGCCGCCGCGCATGTCGCCGGTCTTGTCGAGGGGTCGCCACGAGTAGGCGCGCTTCCTCTTCGACCACTTCCGACCGTTCGGAGCCGACGTCTTCTGAAACGTCTCGTCAATGAGGCGTAAGACGGTCTCGCCGATGGCCTGTTCGGCCGCCGCCATGCCGCGCGTACCGGTTTCCTCTATCTCGTCGGCAATCCGGGCCAGAGACGGGCCAGACACGTGCATCATGCCGCTCACGGGATGACCTCGTAGTCGCCAGACGGGTCAATCACCCACCCGCGCGGCTTGGACGTGTTCACGCGGGGTCGCCCCTCGCGCTCCGGAGTCGAGTCCGCCGCCAGGGCCAGCGATACTAGGCCCTTGGCAAGTAGGTCGAGCCACCCCCGCCCGTCGCCACGCCCGACCATGTCTAGGTAGCGCTCGCGGAAGTTCTCGTCCGACGGTGAAGCCGGGTTGTACCCGCGCCGAATCATCAGCGAGTAGGACGCAAGAATCACGTTCGCCTCGATTATCTCCTGTGGGTATGGCGACTTCAGCGGCAGAACCGCCTGGTCGCGCAAATAGGAGTTGATACGGCCGGAGGCCGCCTCGAGGTGTGCGTTAAGAACGCGCGACGAGAGACCAGCCAGAGCTTGGGGCGGTAGCCCGAAGTCCTGGAGGTCTCTCTGGGTGGCGTAGGCCATGGCGGCCTAATCCTACGCGATACAGCGAGAGGCGAGGAACCAAAGGCTGTAGCCGGCGGCGCCGCGCGAATCGACACCCCAAACGAACTGCTTGTTGAAAAACACGTTCGGGTTGTCGGGCTGTGTGAGGGGAACGAATTCCGGCGCCTTGCGTTGCTGGAAGATAAACGGCTTGATTGGCCGCGACGTGTCCAGCAAGTACCAGGTGGTCGGCTCGTTCGCGAGCTGAGGAACGACGAGCAGATTCGCCGAGCCTCGGAACACGTTCGACCGCGTCGCCGAGTTGGCGGTTCCTGGGTCTTGAACGATAAGGTCGGCATTCAGGATGGTGCGCGCGGCTTCCTCGAGCTGAGGCGGGACCACGAGCAGGTTTGGCACGACACCGAGGGGCAACCCATCCTCACCGGTAAACGCACCCATCTCCCCACGCACGGTGGCGTAGTTGGCGGAGTTGAGCGCGGTGCCCGTGAAGTTGTTGTCCTGGGTGCCAGCGGGGTCGAGCGGGTGCGCGTTGTCGAAGAACGGCACGCCGTCGAACGAGTTGGTAGTAACACCGGCCTGCACGGCTTGCGCCATGAGGGTATCGGGCCACCGACGGGCCTGCTCGCCCATGTCCCGCGACATCGGGGCATAGATTCCCAGGTTGTCGTCCTCGATGTCCTCGCGAGGCACGCCAACGGTCAACTCATAGCTGAGGTTGGTGAGCGTGTACTCATGCGCCGAAAGGTTCTCGACCGTACGAGGGCCAATCCACTGGCGGAGAGTCGGCAAGCGAGCCATCCATCCGTAGGTGTTGGTTTTGACGGTGGAGGTGACGGTGGTGCCGATCTGGTCGTGCCAGAACGGTGCCATGCCGTAGCCCTCGCGGAACTCCGTCGAGAGCGTTGTTTCCAGTGCTTTTAGGGTATCGGGTGTGATCAGCATGGGTCAGTCCTTTTAGACAGAGGGCACCGGGTAGAGCATTGCGACCCAGACACCATCGGTGTCCACGTCATAGACGTAGCCGGCGGGCGACTGAGTGCCGACGCCGTCCCTGGCGGACACGGTCTGGTCGTCCTCGACGTAGCAGAGAAGCCCTTTTCGAGCGCTGGCGATGGCGTCGCCGGCCGAATTCTCCCACTTGTAGATGCCAGACGTGACCTTCACGAGGAAAGCGTCATCCAGGCCTCCAGAGTTGTCGTACTTCTCTTGGGCGCGGCCCAGCGGCGTGAGCGTGGTGGCGACGGCGCCGGCCACCACACGGCCGTTCGCGTCTAGGCAGCAAAGCGCGCCCTGATAGAGCACCTCGCCGGCCGCGATGAAGAATTCGTTTTGCAGGAAATACTGCGAGGCCCGCTGCCGCGTGTCTCGGTTTGCCGTTAGTGCCGCCATTATTCAGCCTCCGCCAGTGCGAGCCGCTTGGTCTCGCGTACCTTATCCAGTGGTGTACCCATGACTTTCGCCACGGCCTTTTCCTCGTCGCTGAGCTCGATGGTCTCGGGCGAGTCCGCCTTGGGCGGCTTCGCCACGGGTGGCGCCATCACGGGGGCGCGAAGAGCGAACTCTTCGAGCTCCGACAGCGACAGCCCACGAGCCCACTCTTGCTGGGCCGGGGGAAGCTTGCCCACGGAAGTGAGCTCAGCAATGTAGCTCTCGACCTTGGCCGCCTCGGCCTCCTTCGCGCGCACGGTCTCGCGCTCTTCGAGCTCGACGACGCGAGCCGCAAGCTTCACGTTCTCGTCCTTGGCCCCCTGCAACGCAGAAAACTCGTCCAGCGTTAGGGTGATTTTCTTGGATTCATCCATGGTTCCGTCCTCATCGCTGGCGACCAGCGGTTGAGCATCTTGAAGCCCCGGCAGGTTTGTCAGAGCCACGTTCTGGAGATTGGTAGGCCTAACGATACCATCTTTGCTCACGTCAAGCCCCAGGACGGGCGAGAAGTAGCGGAATTCGCGATTCTTGAGGCGCTTCGTTGCCTCCGAACCAAACTCCACGTTCGTCGCCCACAGCTCGCCGCCGCGAATCTCCGGGGTGAGCCAGCCCACCGCGCGGTCGTCGTCCTCGGACCTCTCAGACAGCGGCTTGACCATCCGATGCCCGAAGTCGAACGGGATGGGGCGGTTTCCACGCTTGTCGAGTCGCTCCTGCACAGCGTTCCGCGCGAGCGCATCGAACATCAGGAGAATCTCGTCGTCTTTCTTGATGGCGAGATTCTCGCCCGCCTTCAAGATGCGGAATTCCGTCGGCAGACCGGCGGACGCGTCTAGCTCGAGCTCTGAGAAGGCCACTTCGCCCTCGAGCTCGTCACCCTTGAACGTGGGCCGCTCGTCTGGCTCCACGCCGGCCTTGTCGTAGTACCGCATAACGCTCGCCCACACCGCGCGCTTGTCAGCATCGGAAATGTCCACACCCCCGCGCGCGCCGTTGACGGCAGCCGCTGCCGCCTGAACCTGCCGCCACACCGCGGTCGGGGTGCCCTCGACCAGGCGCCCGACGGGTAGCTTGTAGCCGGCGCGGGTCGTCCCCTCGCCATCCCACCACAGGTGGACCCGCTTCATGCGGGTGCGGCCCTTCTCGGTGTCCAGGGTCTCACCGCCCAGAACCGCGTCCAGTACGTCGGCCTCTGTCTTCCCGTCCGGGAGAATCGGGGCCTCTTTGCTGATAGGCAGATTCTGATATTCGATGGCCGGCATCGCCCCAATCATGGGCGAGCCCGGCGATTCCCGCAAGCCCGGAAGTCTACGCGCGGCTGACAGGACCCATGCGCTCGAGCAATGGACCGTAGACCGCTTGGTCGAAGCCGTCCGGCTGAGGCCGCCAGACGAGCGGGTCGGAGAGCCCGAATCCTGGGGGCGGGTTGGCGTCAGGCATCCGCACCATGGCGCCTGGGTCCGACGGCGCGTCCACGCGGCGGATAGCGCTCCGGCAGTTGTAGAGCATCGGAGGCGTGTTGTAGTCCCACCATTGGTGGGCGGCCGGGAGAGTTATCCCGTTCCGCTCCCGACAGACGGGGGTCGTGACCGAGTCAAGGATAGCGTCGAAGCGCAGCCACGTGGCCCCGTCGCGCTCGAGCCCGTCGGTGCGGCCCATGTTGTAGGCCTCTTGCCCGGCCATGCGCACCGCCAGCGTGCCGCGGTTGCCCCCGGCCCCGAACTCCCGGTCTATCTCCGGAGTGTTCGCCGCGGCGCGGATGGCGCGGCCGTCGGTCTCGGTTTTCTTGACCTCGTCCAGAACGCGCTGAGCGGCTTGCGCGCGGAGCGCGGCCGCTCGGATTCGTGCCATCTCGTCGGCGCGGGCCAGCAACCTAGCCATAGCGTCCGGCTGCATGCGTGCGCGGGCGTTCAGTGCCGCTAGTGCCTCGTCGTACTGGTCGAGTCTACGCGGGACGCCGCCCAAGTCCTCCTGGGGACGGGCAGCCACGATGCCGCCCAGCGCGCTCATGCCAAGAATAGCGGCGAGAGACTCCCGGATTTGCTTTTCCGACGGGCTCGGGCGCTCCTGCTCCCGGCCGATGGCGTCGCGGGCTTCGGCGACGGTGGCGGCGCCTGCGGCAGCCCGGCGGCTGCGCTCGAGCTGTGCTTGCATGGGCTCCGCCAGCGCCTCGACGCCGTCCACCATGAGGTCGTCCACGTAGAGTTGGCCGGTCACAAACCCGGTGTCTCCCTCGGCTGCGTCTCCGCTCGCCAGGCGTATCTCAGAGCGCCCGGACGGGGCCGCGGGCAGTTCGTCGAGATTGGCCCGCGATCGCGTGCCCTCGTGCTCGATTTCTAGCCCGAGCTCTCCGAACACCTCCGCCTTACTGTCCGCCGTGATGCGCACCCCCGCCTCGCCGAGCTTAAGCAGGCCCTCCCCGAGCGTCTTCATTACCGAGGCCGTGTTCTGGGTGTCGGCCGGCGGCTCCACCGCGTACCGGATGGTCGGCAAGTCGCGCTCCGCGATACCGTTGAACCGCGCCCAATGGCGCATGATGGCGAACTCAAACTCGGCCTCTTGGGCGGCGTCGGACTCGGCGTAATCCTGGCGAATCTGGCCGTGAACCGCCGCCGCCGCCAGGGAGCCGCGCTGAACCTCGGTCGTGAGGTTCTGACCGAGCAGGCGCACGGCGATAGCGACGTTAGCCGCGTCGATGACCTTCGGAAACGTGTCGTACGCTCCGTCTTTGGCCTCGAGCAGGTCCACGTCATAGCTGGCCCCCTGGCCGTCAACGTTCTGGGGCAGCTGAACAGTGGTCTTGCTTGCCATCGAGCTAAGCGCCGTCTCGAAGTCGTCCTTGACGTCGGCCGGGCTCATGGCCGGTATCATCCCCTTGACGATGGGAAGCCCGTGCCGCTCGTTGTACCGGTTCCAGTCGCGCCAGGCCCACTGGCGGGTCAGCCACGGCGTGGACAGCGAGCGCACCGCGCCCCGCATCCACGGCCGGTCGCCGTCGGACAGCAGAACCCACTGCCCGGACTCGAAGTCTATCCAGACCTCGCCCTCGCGGGTGGTGGCGATGTATTTGCGCTCGAAGCGGTTGTAACGCAGAAACTGCGGCTCCCAGACGACAAGGCGGGGCGTCCACCGGCGGGAGTCCATCTCCCAGGACAGCTGCCCGAGCGACTGCCCAAGCATGTGATAGACGCGCTGGCCGGCGATGACCTGGTCGCGCGGGACCCAGTGGTCGATATTCTGCTTTACCTCGTCGGCGACTCGCCTGGCGCTGGCCCAATCGCCGGCGGGAACAATCGTCCGCCTGGACGACATCAGGCCGTTGACCCGCGTCTCCAGGGTTGCGGTGATGCGGTCGTCGCGCCCCATCGCATCCACGAGCTTGGCGGACGACCAAAAGGTTCCTTCCTCGTGACTGAGCAGGGTGGAACGGACCTTCGGAACGGACCAAGAGACGTCCAGGCCGGCGGCCCACGGGACGTAGAGGGCACGGACGCCCCGCGGCTTGCGGCCCTCGTCCTCCGGCGCGTCGGGCTGGTTGATGGTGGCCAGCGCTGCGTTATCAGCCACGGCCGGACCCCCCGGACGTGAAGCGGGCGAGCTGCATGGCGCGCGCCTCGTGGCCCGCGGTGCTGTCGGAAAGCGCGCACTCCGAGCAGAGCGGGCCTAGCTGCTGATGGAGATAGACCAGGCCAGCCGCCGGAAGCGCAGACCGGCACGTGTCACAGCGCCACGGCTCGACGAGATACCGCCAGACCCCCGGGGAGGGGGTGAGTGTAGGGGAAACGGCCACCAACTCCGGCTCCGGAGTCGGCTGGGCCTGCTTCTCGACAGTCTTACGGGGTTTGCGGGCTGCCTTGCGTCGGGCCTTGGTGGGTGTGGGCATGTGGTTACATCCTCGGGTCGATGTCGAGTGTACGCGGACGGGCCTGGTTATGCGAGCGCTCCAGACAGTCGAACGCAGCGACCAGGGCGTCAATCGCGTCGTCGTGCCGGTCGTCGTTGCCGGTGAACTCTTCGAGCTCGGCGAGCACCGGGGGGAGCCACGGGGCCCCCTCTGGGAACACCACGCGGCCCGCATTGAGGGCGGCGGAGAACCGGATAGCTCGGACGAACTTGTCCGCGCTTGCCGGTGGGCTCTCCACGTAGGGGATGGCCTCGCGGATGAAGTCGGCGACCCCCTGCTCGGCCCCCGCCGCGTACCAGCGCACGCGCCCCGGGACGCCGCCCACCTTCTGCTTGAGCAGGGCCGCAAACCTTGGGGCAGTAGTCTGGATGCGCGTCAGGTCGGGCACGTAGAACCGACCATCGTCATAGCGGCGCATCTCGGCGTGCACCGACCAGTCGGAGCTTTTCTTCGCCGTGTAGGCGCAGTCGATGCCGTGGGCCCGCGTGAACGAGGATTGAGGGAGTTCCGTGTAGAACTTCGGGGCCTGAAAGACCTTCATCCCCTCGGACCGCGGCCGCCCCTGATAGAGGGCGTTAAAGTCCTCACCCATCTCGCCCTTTTGCTGCAGCAGGAACTCAATCGGCCGCATTTCCGGCCAGAGGGCATCGCCTGGCTCGCGGCCCAGAACGTCGTCCTGCTCGGCGATGGCTGGGAGGTGGATATGGTCGTACCCGGTGGCGATGCACCGCCCCGAAAGGTCGTCCGGGTGCCAGCGGGTCGCCATGACAATGACGCTCGCTCCCGGGTGCAAGCGGGTGATCGCGACCGTTGAGAGAAACCGCCCGCACAGGTCCCGGTGGCGCTTGCTCCGCGCGTCCTCCGCCCCCTTGATTGGGTCGTCGATTGCGAGCACCCCATCAACCGGGCGCCCCGTGAGCCCACCGCCCATGCTCGTAAACATGACCTGTGACCCCTCGTTAAGGCGCACGAGGCCTTTCCGGCTAGACGGCCCTAGACCAGCCTCGAACGCCAGCCGGCGGAAGTCCCGGCACACGTCCATCGTCCGGTCGTCGTTGTAGGTCGCGTAAGCGTGCCGGTATCCCGGTGCGCCGCAACACCACGAGACGAACCCATGCAAAAGAGACTCTGTCTTGCCGTGCTGGGGAGGCGCGTCGAGCACGGTTCGGAGGTTCGCCCCTATGGCGCCGTCGATGAGGTCCAGATACGGGCCGAGGTGCTCCGGTACTATCAGGTGCGGTGAGAGCTCAACTATGCATCCCCGGACGTCGGCCAGGCGGGAGTAATCGTGCTCGGTCGCTGTCTCGGGCGGGAATATTTCGTCGAGGCCCCGTTGTAGTCGGCTGATTTTCCGGTGTGCGTTCCCGAGCATTGAAAGCCCTCCACTCGAGTTTGATATCCGCCATCACTCGAATTGCCCCGGTCATGGCCGAGACCATCTTGGGGTCGGCGCCCGACGGGTTGCGCGCGGCCCCGTCCAGGTATTGCAGGCTTTGCCGCAGAACGCCGTTCAGTTGGGCCCGCCACGGCTCGGCCTTTTCTTCGAACTCCGGCTCGGTGCTCTCCGGGTACTGGCGGCACCAGAGCCGCATGGTTCGCTCGGAAACGCTGAACTCGGCGGCTGCCTTCACGCTCCCGATTTCGCGCGCTCGCCTGGCCCCTTGGACCTTGGTTGACTCGGACTGCTTTTTTCCGGGCATTGCCGACATGGTAACACGCCGGCAATATCGCTCGGCCGGGCCCCCGCGTCGGCCACGTGGGCAACCTGGCGCGTTCCGTTCGCCAGGCCCTTGCAGCAATGCGCGCACAGCCACCGGTGGTCCTCGTCGGCGAACGAGTCGATACAGACCGCTCCGTGTCCGTCGGTCAGCTCTCGCGGGCACCCCGCGCACTTCACCGCTTCCCCTCCACGTCAACGAATCGGGCACTGCACCGCACGCAACCTTTGCCATTACAGGCCATGCAGTCCCCAGTCCGCCCTCTCAGACAACGCCCGTCCGAGTATCGATTATGAACCTCACGTGAGCGCCTCCCATAGACGTCGCGCGTCTGTCTCCTGACGACTGGCCGCGCTGAGCGCGGCTCCGAACGCGTCTGACACGATGCGCCCCGCCCCCCGGCACACCGCCGAGCCGTAGGCGATTTCCACTGTCAGCATCCCGTCGGTCTCGTGCCAGAGCAGAGCCGTCGCCCCGTCGCGCTCCCCGCGCCACTGCCCGTCGTCGCCCTGCTCCAGGACCCATCGTCCGTGGGTCACTATCGGTTTTGAGTCATCCGTCATCTCTTTCCCTCCGTCTTTCCATGGCGGCGGACGCTGCCGCCGCGGACGCGCTGTCAACGCGCTCGCATAGTTCCATGAGCCGTTCTCGCCGCTCGGGCGTCGGTTCCGGCGGCTCGAAGCGCAGCGGGCGTGATGCGTCGAGCGTTTCCGCGAAGGCGGCGCAAAGACTCCGGCGCCCCTTCACCGGCACGCGGCACCCCGCAGGCTCACTCCGGCATCTTTCCCCCAGAGGATGCGTTTCTGCCCGATTGCGCGCGCGAGCGGGCGCCAGTCCACCCGGCCGCCGTCGATGACCATCCGCCACGTCTCCTGACGGACGGCGGGGCGCGAGGCGAGCGCCATCACCGCGAAGGGCAAACGGACATCCGGGAGCACCATTAGTGCCAGCATCTCTAGGATGGTCGCCTCCTGTCGCACGAGCTTTCTGGGGACCAACTCCTCGTCGGCCGCCCTCATCAGTCGCCACCATTCCGTCACGTCTCCACCTCCGCGCCTCGCGCCAGCGCCGAGCGCCCGAGAGTCGGCGGCGGCTTGCCCTCCGACGCGCACAGCTCGTTTATTTCCTCAAGGGTGTCTGCGAGCACCCAGCGCAAGCTGCATAGCTCGCCGTCAACAACCCTCGTCGTTACCAGCGAGTACCTCTCGCGACTGGGGCCTTTCGCGGACCCCATAACGTTCGCCTTGAGAAAAACCTGCTCAAGCTCGTTAACCGACATCTCTTTGACTTCAATCACCTTTCCCAAGCTCCTTTCTGGTCGCGCGCCACTCGCGCGCTACCGAACACCCGCACTCGGCTATGGCAGAGTGCGCGTCCTCTGCCGACATCCAGTGGTGGAGCGTCTGCGCCAGCCGGGCGCGCTCGACCCGGCATTCGCGCAACTGGCCCTTGAGACGCTCCACCTCTTTCTCGGCGTCCAAACCGCCATCCGCCGCGTGGCGCCACGCCCACCGCTTTTGGAAGGCCGCATAAACCTGCTCCTCGCTCGTGGGGCACCTTTCCCCAGAGGGGTAGTAGCGCCAGACCGTACCGTCACCACACACGCACCACCCGCGGCCATTTCGGCGCATGTGCATCACGAGGTGGCCGCGGCTCCTCTCTGCCCGCAACAGCTCGTAACCCCTCATTGGTCGGCCTCGCGCGACTCTTCCAGCAATTCGGCGCCGGTGACGGCGCGGTCCGGGCCCAGAAACCTGGCCACCTTGAAGCAAGCGAGGTGATACACCCCCCACTCGACACCGACCCCAGACGCGAGGGGCTCGCCGCAACCCTTACACTTGGAGCACTCCGCACAGAGCACCGACCGGGTTCCCGTGCGCCAGAGCACGCGACGACGCGCCTTGACCGGCGCGCTGCACTCCGAGCAGGCCACGCCGAACGGAACCATGCGCGTCTCGTAACCCCACACCCGGGTCATTCTTTTGGCCCCTGAGTGAATGCTGGCCCGCGGAACTTCCGGGCGCCACCCAGGGCCACCCCCACGGCGGCCGCCTGGTCAGGGCCTATCGTATCAAGTCCGAGCAGGGCCGCCACGGCGCGCTGATACTGAGGCGCCTTCGCCGCCGACCCAACGCCTAGACACGATTTCCAGAAAGCCGGAGTAACCCCGACCGAGGCGATTGACGCGAACTCCGCCGCCCCTACCGCCGCCCCCATGGCCGCGAGAATGCCGAGCGCACCCCCGTTCGTCTTCCCGGACCGTGTCGCCCCGACCATCGGTCCGAGCACGTCCTCCACCGCGACAAGCGCCGGGTCGTACTTGCTCACCCATCGGGCGACCTCCCTGGCCGCCTCGAATGGCTCCGGCGACTTGATGCGGCTCGTGGCGAGCAGAACCGGAACCTCGGTCCGCGTGTAGAACAGCGCCGACAGGCCGAGGTTGGCTACACCGGGATCCACGCCAACAACCAGCATGGCTCGTTTTGGCGCTACCGAAGCCATCGTTCAACCCTCCGTGCTAGGCGGGCCCGCCTCGTCGCGCTCTTCCAATGGCACAGGTTCCCCGTCTGGTAGTGCGACATTGCCCCCTCGGTGGTCCCGCACTGCCGATGCCCGTAGAGGTAAGCCCGAATGGCCACACGGGCGCACTCGTGGGTCGGCTCGTACGTCACTCCGGGCCGCGTCTTCCCCCACAGCGGCCACGTCTGCCACGGCCCGCTAGCCATGCCGTCGTCGCACTCGCCGGGCCGACAGTTGCCCATGTGCACGTCACGACGAAAACGGCTCTCGTGCCATCCTATGGCTACCAGCGCCGCGACTATCTGGTGCGTGTCGTGGTTCGCCAGGTGCGCCGCATCCACCACCGCACACGCCATGGTGAACGAGCGGTCCAGGTGCTGCGTCGCTCCCTCGCGCTCGCCGTTGGCGGCCATGAGGATGTAGAGCACGGCCCACGTCTTAAGTGTCAGCATTGGCTAGACGTCCTCCAGTGTCATCCTCACGGGGCGGCCAGATATCAACCGCTCTTCCCACGCCCGACGTCGTCCCGCCTCGAAGGGCAGCACGAGCGCGAGCATGCCGCTGGACCCATGCCCCTCCACGTCGCCCAAGAGCAGCTCCACGCGAAACGATACCGCTTCGCGCGGGGTGCACGAGGCGCCCGAAACGGAGACCCCCAAACAGTCGGCAGTCATCGCCACACCATAAACTTGGGACCAACCTCGAGCTTGGCGCCGGGCATGCCGCCACCCTTCATCGCCTCGCGAATCTTCGCCTTGTCTGGCTGCCCTGGCTTGATGTAGCGCTCCGGCAACTGGTCCGCGTCAGTGATGACGACGCGCTCCTTGCCCGGCATGAGTCTCACGCTACCCAGGTCGGTCTTGACCGCGTCGATAGAGAGCAGGCGCATCGCGTCCCCTACGCGCTCGTCCAGGCCCGTAATAAGGGCCTCTACGGTAGCAACTCGCTCTTGCAGCCTCTTCACCTCCGCGCGGCACCCGTCCGCTATCCCGCGGAGCTCGACCCGGGAGCGCCTCACCGCGTCCACCGCGCGACGCACGCCGGCGTCCGCCGCCTTGTCGTCGAGAACCTCCCCCGTCATCGGGTCGGACCCGGTCCTCTTCACCACCACCGCCAGTTCCAGCGCTTCCCCTGCGTTCATTCTTCCGCCTCCGTCCACGCCGCGACCGGTATCCCCAGAATCCGCGACATCTTTTTTTGATACACCCGCGACGGCTTGAACCGTCCACGAGACCAATTCCACACGGACATTCGGGTAGCTCCGATGCGCGCCGCCACGTCCGCCCCACCATTCTGGGCCACGAGGTAGGCGAGCAAGTACCGCCCGCGCCCTCTGAGGTCCGCCCTACTCGCTTTCATTCTGCGCCTCATATCTACGGTCAATCTCCGCGTAGATCGCGCGGAGGCGCTCCCACTGCACCACCTCAAGCGCGTCCACTTCGTCCCGCATCCGCATTCGAGGCGGCCAGGGAGGCACTTCGTCCCGCATCCGCCTAGCCTCCGCCTCATATCCCCGCGGGGCCTCAAGGGCGGCACCGCGGCATTTGGCCAAGCTGGCAATCGCGCCAAAACACACCGTCCGCGCGTGCGAGAGCTCCTGATTGCTCATCAGCTCGACCTTAACCACGGGTGCCGTCCTCCCACGGGAACCGCTGCCCGCTGAGATTGGACATCAGGGCGCGGCATCCCACGTCGAGCGGGCGCCGGCGCAGCGAGCATATCTCCACCCTTTCGAAGCCGCGGGCCTTCAGTTCCGCCAAGAGCCCGGTCACGCGTCCGCCTCGAGGCCGACAAGTATCTCGAAGGCCTTTCGACACTCCTCGTCGCCCTGGTCGGCGAGAACAGCCAGGCCCACCGACGTCGGCAGCCTCAACTTGGCCCGCTTGCACCTCGGTGCGAAAGACTGGCGGTAATCCTCGCTCGCTACCAGCCGCTGCGCCACAAAGCGCAATATGTGACTGCAACCCTCGTACCCGCCTTCGATTCCGTATTCTGTCGCTTGAATCATCTGTCTACCCACCAGTCCGCGGCGGCTTCCTCGAGCGCCGTGCCGGCCTCCCACAGAGCCGCGCCACCGAGCCCAGCAAGGGCAACAAGGTCGCCGACTCTGCAGAGGGCATTCAAAGCGTCCGAACACCTCCCCGGGACCGCCTTGCGCACCTCCGCACGCAACGAACCATTGAACGCCGCGCGTATACGCGAGCGCGCCGCGCCCCGAAACGGTCCGTCACCGACAGCCAAAAGCGCTGTTTCGAAATCGTCCATGGCGACGAACAGCCGGTCAGTAGCGTTCATCGTGACACCTCAGAGCTCGAGACGCGGAACCCGCATTCGCGGCACTCGACTACGGTCGTCTCACCCACCTCGCGCGCCTTTTGCACGAACACCATGGCCGCGCCGCACTCAACGCAGTCTTCGCCCGTTTCCTCTGCCTCGAACGCAGGGTCTGCCGAATTGGTAACCATCATCTTGCTTGCCTTTCTCGGCGGGCTCTCCCTGCCAGCCGATGACCCATCTTCTCACAGTGTTTTACACCGTGTCAAACCTTTTACTGCACAATCGACATCCGGCTTTCGACCAGCTAGGCTGCGCTCAGCAACTCATCTTGCTGGTTGGCGCCGCTGTCATCTCCCCTCCGACAGCGGCGCCGTTTTGTTTCAGGCCGGAACATCGGATTAGTCCGTTTCCCAGTCGCGAACACCCCACGCAACCAGCAGCGCCTTCGCTAACACTGCGCCCTCGGTGAGCGCCCCTGCAAAATCGAAAACGTTCTCTGGGGTGACTACCCAAACCCACTTCCCGGCTCTCGAGCAACGAGAGACGCATGCGACAAGTTCCGGCACGGTCCAGTCTCGCTGG